GTTGCTAATTCTACGTTTGATGAGTCTTCGACCGCAGCAGGAAATGGTTCTGGAACTAACTTCGCGCTTGCTTCGCCTACCACTAAATCTTTCAAACTTGGTAGCGGAAACAATGGTGGTGTTGTTGGAACTGGTGAAATTCTTACAGGATTTGATGTATTCGAAAGCACAGAAGACATTCAGGTAGATTTCTTAATTGCTCCTGGTATGTCAGCAGCAGCAGATCAAGCAACGGTGGTCAACGACCTCGTTACCACAGCTGCATCGTTAAGAAAAGACTGTATTGTAGTAACTTCGCCTGACCGAACCGCAGTAATTGGGCAAACCCCAGCATCTGCAGTAACCTCGTCTGTAACCACAGCAGGTCAATTTAACTCATCATCTTATTTGGTAGTTGACAATAACTATCTTAAAGTTTATGATAAGTATAATGACCAATATGTCTTCATCGCGGCCGCAGCATCTACTGCGGGATTGATGGCGGCAACCGATGCTGTATCAGCACCATGGTTCTCTCCGGCAGGTAATAGAAGAGGGCAATATTTTGGCGTTACTTCCTTAGCATATACAGCTAATAAATCACAAAGAGATACATTATACAAATCAGGAATCAACCCTATCGTTAATCTTCCTGGCCAGGGCGTTATTCTTTTTGGCGATAAGACCAAAGAATCTCGTCCTTCTGCCTTTGACAGAATTAACGTTCGTAGGTTATTCTTAGCAGTAGAGCGAGCAATTGCGGCTGCGGCAAGAAATGTAATGTTCGAATTCAATGACGAATTCACTCGTGCAGAGTTTGTTAATATCGTTGAACCGTTCCTGAGAGAAATTCAGGGTCGACGAGGTATTACAGATTTCCGAGTGGTTTGTGATGAAACAAACAATACTGCGGCCGTCATTGACCGTAACGAGTTTATTTGTTCAGTGTTTATCAAACCAGCTCGTTCAATCAACTACATCACTCTTAACTTCGTTGCGGTTCGTACCGGCGTTGAGTTTAGTGAAGTCGTTGGTACAGTATAGCACACCATTAAGGAGAAATAAAAATGGCAATTTTAGGAGTCGACGACTTTAAATCAAAACTGCGAGGTGGTGGTGCTAGGCCCAATTTGTTCCAAGCAACCGTAAACTTCCCGCAATACGCAGGGGGTGATGTTGAATTGACATCTTTCTTGTGTGAAGCCGCGCAATTACCTGGATCGACGATGGGGCTGATTACAGTTCCTTTTCGTGGACGCCAGTTAAAGATTGCTGGCGACAGAACTTTTGAACCTTGGACAGTAACTGTTATCAATGATACAGACTTTACTGTTCGCGATTCAATGGAGCGATGGATGAATGGCATGAACGCACATTCAGCAAACGTCGGTTTGACCAATCCAGTGGATTATCAATCTGATTTGTTGGTTGAGCAGTTAGACAAAGATGGTTCTATTCTGAAGCGTTATAACCTTCGCGGTTGTTTCCCGACGAATGTTTCACCTATCGAGGTCAGCTATGCTACCACGGATGAAATCGAAAGGTTTACTGTTGAATTCCAAGTACAGTACTGGGAATCAAATTCAACTAGTTAATGTTTAACTAAATAAGTGGGACGTCTTCGGGCGTCCCCTTATTTTTTTATTTGGAAACAGAATATGGCAGACGATAGTATTATTAAATTATTTGGTTTTGAGATACGTAGAAACAAGAAAGGGTCGGAGTCGAACCTTGTCTCTGTTGTGCCTCCGACGGATGATGACGGAGCTGGATACGTAACTTCTGCTGCAGGACATTATGGTCAATTCATTAATATGGATGGCGATAATTCTAAAGACAATCATCAATTAATTCTTAAATATCGCGGGGTTTCTATGCACCCCGAAGTTGATATGGCGATTGAAGAAATTGTTAATGAATCTATTAGCGCTTCTGAGTTAAAATCCAGTTTAGAAATTTCACTAGATAAAATCGAAGCCGCTGATAAAATTAAAGATCAAATTACAGAAGAATTCGATAATGTGGTGGCAATGTTCAAATTCAATGAACTAGGTCACGATATTTTTAGGTCTTGGTATGTTGATGGTAGAATCTATCATCATTTACTAGTAAACGAATCTAATCTTAAAGCAGGGATTCAAGAAATCCGCCTAATTGATGCATCTAAGATTCGTAAAGTTAAAAAAATAAAACACAAAATTGATGGAAAAACTGGGGCAAAAATTGTTGATACGACTGAAGAATTTTATATTTTCGAAGAAAAACCAGGTCAGGCAAATACCGCAGTTAAACTTTCGACCGACTCGGTAAGTTATGTTACCTCTGGACTACTAGACGAGACTAAAAGAAAAGTAGTCTCACATTTACATAAAGCACTTAAACCTATTAACCAATTACGTATGATGGAAGACTCTCTGGTCATCTATCGTCTTGCTCGTGCACCCGAACGACGAATCTTTTACATTGATGTTGGTAATTTACCTCGTGGTAAAGCAGAGCAATACATGAAAGACATTATGTCTAAATACCGCAATAAATTGGTCTATGATGCAGACACCGGACAGTTAAAAGACGACCGCAAACATATGTCTATGCTTGAAGATTTCTGGTTGCCGCGAAGAGAAGGTGGTAGGGGCACAGAAATTTCCACGCTTCCTGGCGGCGATAATCTGGGTCAAATTGATGATATCATATATTTTCAGAAAAGATTATACCGCTCGTTGAATGTGCCTCTGGGACGATTAGAACAAGAAACTCAGTTTTCTCTTGGAAGATCTACCGAGATTAGTCGGGATGAAATCAAATTTCAAAAGTTTGTTGATCGTTTGCGAAAAAGGTTTTCGCAGGTATTTCTCGGAGTATTGAAAAAACAACTTATACTTAAAGGTATTATCACCGAGCAAGATTGGCAACAATGGAAAAATGATATTGTAGTTGATTTCATCAAAGATAATTATTTTTCTGAATTGAAAGAAACAGAGATTTTAAGAGACCGACTAGGAATAATGTCAGAAGCTTCTCAGTTTGTTGGCGAATATTTGAGCAAAGAATGGATTATGACGAACATTCTACGTTTGTCCCAAGAAGAAATGAAAGAAATGAAAAAACAAATAGATGCTGAGATTTCTTCTGGCGATATTGATGATAATGAAGAAGAACCCACTGAACCAACGGGAGAAAATCAACCAGAAATACCCCCAGAGAAAGAAGAAAAATATATTCCATCTCAAGAAGATGAACTTTTGGAAAATATGACTCGGTTTATGAGCAAATTGAATGAGCAAGATTAGTCCTGTTGTAACTACTGCCTTCGGTATAGCACATACTGAAAAACGGATAGGGCAATTAGAAGAAAAATGGTACGAAATCATTAATGATGTCGAAACCACGCGTGGACCTGCGGGTCTCGACGGCCAGAAGGGAGACAAAGGTGTTAAAGGCGACAAAGGCGATAGAGGCGATAAAGGAGAACGCGGCGAACGTGGTTCCGATGGCAATGATGGAGCACCAGGACCTGTTGGCGAGAAAGGAGATACTGGCGAACGCGGCGAACAAGGTGAACAAGGACTTCAAGGTGTTGCTGGAATTGCTGGCAAGGATGGAGAACGAGGAGAACGTGGCGAACAAGGACCACAAGGATTACAAGGGCCGCAGGGATTAAAGGGTGATAAAGGTGATAAGGGAGATCAAGGAACCAAGGGAGACACTGGAGCAACTGGTAGCAGGGGCGAAAAAGGTGATCGCGGCATTGATGGAACCAAGGGAGACGTGGGCGCACAAGGACCCATGGGTGTCAAAGGAGACAAAGGAGATACTGGACTTCGTGGCGAAAAGGGCGAGCGGGGAGAGCGTGGCGAACAAGGACCACAAGGAATACAAGGTGAGGCAGGACCAGATTATAAAGAGAGGTTCGAAGAAGCCCTAGAACAATTCAACGAAAGGTTATCGGAGAATTCTAACACAGTAAACAAAAATATTGAACGTACTCTTGCCAATGTACAAAAATCTCTTTCTACTCTTGGTGGTGGTGGTTCATACAAGATACTTGACAATGCAGATGTCGACAAAACTCGTTTGAGTAGCGTGGTCGGTGATAGTATTTTGGTGTTCGATCCAAATAAGAAGAAGTTTGTTGTACAATCTTTTTTAACAATATTAGACAGACTAAAGGCAGATTTAGAAGTGCAATACGACAAACTAGTAGA